TCATTTCCTGATCCGGTTAAGGTTAAAAATATCTCGTCCGCTATGTACGTAAACGTAACCTTCTGTACTAGATGGATTTGCTTCTTTTATTACCATCTTAATCACAATCCAGGTTTTGGGAACGTCGATGCTTTGGTTAATGGGTAGTAGGAATTTGATATTTGAAGGCTCGAATACTTCTTGTTGATCAAGTGTCTTATCGAATTGATAAGTTAGGCTTTCACTTTTTACGCTCCATTGTCCTTGGTCAGAGTTGTATCCTAACCCTGCTGTCATGGCTACTAAGATTTTTTTCTCTTTAATGGTATTGGGTATTTTAAGCTTAGCTTTCTGAAGGTTGATTTCTATAAAGTCTTTGTAAATTCTGTACTCGGCTTGAAACGTTCCTTCTATAGCCCATCCTTTGTTTTCGGATGACATGTAAAAAGATACGGCTCGTTGGGACTCTATATCTTGTGGGGTTTGTGCGTGGCAATTCAAAAAAATCATAAGTGCGCTAATGAAGAAAGATAACAAGAAATGAAATTTCATGATTTTTACCCTTTCGGTTAGGCTTTTTTGGAGTTTTTTAAGTCTGGCGTCTCTATTTTTTCGTCTGGTTTCGCCGTCGCAAAGGCAACACTTTCTATTACCTTTTTGTCTTTATCACTGCTGTTTAGATAATTATCGATTAGCGCTTGTGCGCGTGGCTCTAATACCTCCCGAATTCTTTTTCCTGTAATGATGTAGTTTATATCGGCTCCTACCTTGGCTATTTCTGATAAGAAATCTCCTGTGGGGCTGGTTAAACCCTTTTCCCAATTAATTATTGTTCCTTTCTTGACTCCTCCTAGCTGCCCAAAATCTGGTTGGTTGTAACCAAGCCGTTTTCGCTCTTCGGCTAACCTGTGCCCGATGGTTTGCATTTTTGTACCAATATCCTTGACTGGTACAAAATTTTGTACCATAATAAAGTCATTATCCTTAATAGTGTATCACAGTGGCTAAGAGTGGCTTTATGAACCCATATCAGCTCGTCTCGTCCGTTATTTTGCCTCCTGTGCCTGTAATGGCTCCTGATCGTTTTGCCGAACTTGTCGGAGTACCTGTAGGTGTTGTGCAAGGCTGGATTGATAAGGGTTATGTTCCGACTAGCAAGATTGGGCGTTGGCGATTAATTAATATCGCAATTCTTACCCGCGAATCTCTGGAAGCTGACCGGTAATGCCTAAGAAATCACATCAGCGAATGCTTCTAAAGCAATTCTTTATCTGTCCGTCCTTGTCTGAAAAACTCCGTGATTATGCGGATTTCCATTGCATGTCAGTCTCTCAAGTTATTCGTGTTTCGATTGAAAACCTTATTCTGCAAAGTGAGTGGGCAAGGGATGCTGTTCAGATTGAGGTAAGCAAATGAAGCATTATACAAAATACGGTGACCTAATCATTGGTTGGGGGCAACATGAGTGGAGATCATGCCCGCATTGCGGTTTGAAAGTGATTTATGTATCTGATGACGACGCTAATAAATTATGTTGTAGCTGTCGTAATAATAAGTCTAGACGGGTAATGTGTAAGGAATTGAAAACGTCTCTTACCTCGGTTGATCTTTATTGGCATAACAAAATATTTGCCGCTGTTAGAGATTTTTATGTAAAGGAAATGGATGGAACTGTGGATTTGTGGAGAGAAAATTTAATCAAAAAAGAGGCTTTCTTTAATATCGTCTGGCGAACGGCGCTTAAATCAATTATCCCGTATATCGAGATTAACCGTTTCCCTCCGCCAGAACATCTCAGAAAAATCTACCTATTCCGAACTAGCACGGTAAGCCGGAACCGTGATCCGCTAGTTAAAACCGGCGCTATTGATAATTTGGAGTTAGTGAAATGAGCGCAAAACTTCCTGTGCAGTTATTCGGTGCTAGGCGTTGGGAAATGGCTGATGAAAAAACGGGCGAAATTAGAGAGGGTACTACTCTCTATGTCGATAATGAAGAAGATGAACAGCGCAAGCCTGACCCGAATCATTTAGGCGTAAAGATTATGAAAATGTCGGCCCCTATCGGTGTATTCCGAGAGCTTGCATTACGTAAAGCTGTGTTCCCGTTCGAGTGTGATCTGTTAGTTAATTTAAGACTAGGTGCAGAGGGTAAAGCAGTTACGCAGGTCGTTGGCATAGCATTTGACTAATTAGGTATTTTTAATGGCTATCTGCGCATCAGTTGATTCTGCTACTCGTGTGATCATGGCGACTGGTACGCCGGTGGGTGAGTGTGTTTCTCTCGTGCTGTTAGAGCCGCATGAATGGGTGACATACTCCGTCTGGTCCATTCCGCCAACATCAGAATTGTTCTCCTATTGGTGGGGTGGTTTCTCCTACCCTTTAATCTGTTTTTTAATAGCTTGGGGGGTCGGTCGATTGGTTCATTTTCCAAGGGTGTAGCAATGAAAGCTATGAGTCGTATGAAGTCTGTGAATTATGCGTTAGCGGTTATCGTTTCGATGTTTATGATTCCCGCTGCCAATGCGGTTGATTTCTCGTCTGTTACTGGCGCTTTTGACACTGCGGGCATTACGACCGGGGTGTTGGCAATCGGTGCGCTGATGATGGCCGTGGTGGCAGTCGTTTGGGGCGTTCGTAAACTTCTTGGCTTTGGCCGTTGACCGTTAAATTGCGGTTAGGCTAGAGAAAGGGATTCCGGCCGGGTCCCTTTTTTTTCGTGCAAGCGTAATGCTGATCAAATTGAGGTGCGGACAATGTTAATGGATTGCTTATTTTTTCTGTCGGGTGTTGTCTGTGCATGGGCTGTTATTCATGGATTAAGCCGGTAGTGATTTATGTATAAGTATATTGTTCTTGTCGTTGCCTTATTTATCCCTTCTCTGTCTTTTGCCGAGTTGGGTTTCTGGATAATGAGCGGAAACCCTACGCATTTCCCAACTGCCGATGCAGCTTGTCAGGTTTATCTCAGGGCTTGCAACGGCAGAATGGGTCCTGCATTAGTATCAGCAAGTTATGCTTATCCTAATTGTTCTGTTTCGGCTAGTCCGTGTGATCCGGGGCAGTTTTCTGGGGATATGATTCTGAATGGTCCTACGCTTATGTGTATTAATGGTGCGTTTAAAGTTAATAATACGTCTTGTCGATGCGTTGCTCCGAAGGGTGAATATGACGGTATCTGTCAATTGTGTCCTGCGGGTCAAGTCGTTAATTCTTCGACGGGTAAATGTCAGGAGCCTTGTCCTTTATCGGGTACTCATCAGTCATCTTTAGTGTCGGGTGCGCTTGAGCCTTTGGGTCCGTATTGTTCTGATGGTTGTGAGATTTTGGGTTCTTTGGTGGTGACTCCTGATCAAACACCTAACCGCTGGTATCACGAATTTTCTTATACTGGTCAAATGTGTGGCGGGCATGATATGCCTCCAACGGTTCCGTCGGTTCCTCCTGGGTGTCCTGCCGGTCAAGAAATATTTCAAGGTCAATGTGTCGCTAAATGCGGTACAAACGAAGAACGTGGGTCTAATGGGCAATGTTTGCCGAAATGTCCGGCTGGATATGGTTTGTTGAATGGTAAATGTATTCCTTCATTTTGCCCGGCAGGTCAGCATTTAGAAGGCGGCAAATGTGTCGATAATCCTGACAATCCTAATTGTGGTTCGGGCGAAGTGCAGGATGTGAATGGTCAGTGTGTTCCGGGTTGTCCAAAAGGCTCAGCGTTAGTTAATGGTGAGTGTAAAACGCCTAGTTGCCCATCGGGTCAGACGTATAGTGGTACATTACAGCGATGTGTCTCTGATGATAAGACTTGTAAGATAGGCGAGACTAAAGATGAGAATGGTAATTGTGTACCGCTGAATAATAATAATTGCCCTGAGGATAGTTACTGGCTCGGTGCTTGTAAGCGATGTGTTAAATCGGGCGAACCGATTCCGCAGTGTAATGCGCTGCAAAATGGTAGTGATGGTGATCTAGATGGAGATGGAACACCTAATAATAGTGATCCTGACATGGATGGAGATGGTACGCCGAATAATAGCGACTCTGATCGTGATGGTGATGGAATACCTAATAATCAAGACTCGTCGCCAGATGGGCCGGGGTCTACGAATAGCGGTCCGGGCACAAATGACATAGATGGTGATGGCATTCCCAATGATAAAGACAGCGATATAGACGGCGACGGGATACCGAATAGCAAAGATGGTACTCCCAATGGTACAGGCGATGGTGCAGGGGGTGACAAAGATAAGCCGGTTTGCGATCCAGCGGTTGAACAATGCGATCCTACGAAAGCCGGAACTCCGGCGGGTGGTCCCGGAATGATGTGGGAAAGTAAAGGCGTAAAGTTCTCGGAAGTCTGGGATAGCTTTGTTAAATCAGTTAGATCAGCGCCTATTTTTCAAGCGGGTGGTGCTTTCTTCTCTGTACATATTTCGTCTGGTCGGTGTCCGGTCTGGACGCTAAAAGCATCCCGTTTCTGGTCTGATATTACTATCGATTTTCAATGCTCTTCTGATTTCATTGATGCTTTCAAAATGTTATCTGTTGTTGTGCTTTTATCGGCGGCGTGGATTGCCTTTTATATCGCATTCCTTTAAGGGTGATTTATGGAATGGTTAACAAGCTTTACGCAATGGATAACAGATTTAGTCAAAGCGCTTTGGCAGGATTTTGTCAACTATCTTAATGATTTCTGGATTGGTATTGCATCGGCTTTTCTTTCAGCTTTTGCTGACCTAATTAATGCTATTCCCGTTCCGTCTTTTATGACGGAGTACAGTTTCGGGCGTATTTATAATGCGCTGCCGGGTGACTTGGGTTATTTTGTCTATTATTTAAATCTTGGTGAGGCGTTTGCTCTTATTGCTGCTGCGTTCGCATTTCGTATGACTCGTAAAGCTTTTACTCTATTCAGGTGGTGAGATATGCTGATCTTTCATGAAGGCTTGCCTCGTTCCGGTAAGAGTTATGAGGCTGTTGTAAAGCATGTCTTGCCAGCACTAAAAGCGGGTCGCTGTGTCTATGCGCGTATTGATGGGCTTGATAGGCCGGAGTGCCGCCAGAAGATAGCTGATCTTATTGAGGTACGAGTCAATGATTTAGATGACCTACTTTTTCACGTTTCCTCAGAAGATGTTCCTAACCTCTACAAGATAGCTACTAAAAAATCGTTTGTTGTTATTGACGAAATCGCTAGATATTGGGCTGCTAAAGGCAGGAGGTCGCTAGTTAGTGATGAAATGTCCGACTTTCTTAAAGAGCATGGGCATTTTGATATAGATATTTTAGCGATGGACCAGGATTTGCGAGACGTAGCGCCGTTGTGGCGTCGTCGTGTAGATCGTAAAGTTGTTTTTACAAAACTGGATATGTTAGGAGCAAAAAATAACTATAAATGGAAGATGTTTAAAGCGCTGGAAGGCGAAAAATTTGAATTAGTGGGTAAAGGTGCGGGTAAATACGATCCTAAGTATTTCGGAACCTATGCCAGTCATGTTAGCGATGATTTAGATGGTAAAGTTTACGAAGATGATAGAGCAGTTATCTGGAAACGTCCGGCGTTTAAATACGGAATGCCTCTAGCATTTATCATGATTGGCCTTTGCGCTTGGTTTATCGTGCGTCTCTTCGATCCTAATCATTCGGCGTTGGTTCCTAATAAAAATAAGCCTGTTCCTGCTGCTTCTCCTTTAGCTCAGCCTGTGCCTTCAACTGCGCCGGTTGTTCCGGCTGTTTATGTACCTCCTGCTCCGGCTCAGCAACCTAAAAAAACCGCTCCAGTTGATTATGTTAAGTCCTTCGTGGAGGCGGGAAATCGATTGCGTTTGGTGTCCGTCTTATCTTCCCCAGGGCGTGATCCTTATATAGTAATTGAATTCCGTGATGATGCATTGAGGGTCACGGAGCGACTAGATAACTATATGCTACAAAGCCTGGGGTGGTATATACAGGTTATTAGTCTGAAGCTCGTTAAAGTGAAAAAGCCGGGCGAAACTGACATGATTGCCACGTCTTGGCCTATTGAGTATGACGGGCGTCTCTCAATGGCACAAAATGATGATGTCAGGCGTCAAGGCGGCGGCTATAGGCGTATGGATCGGGATGATTCCAAAGCTGGGCAAGATGGAACTGATCAAAATGAGGTAGCGGAACCGCCAAAAACCTATCAGGTTTCCTCCGGTTTGCATAAGAACTTCAATGCTCAGCAATATGTGACTCTGGACAAATTGCAATGGGTAAAAGGCGTGGTTCGCTAACCTAAATCTCTTGACCTTTTTTTGCCTGCCCTTCGGAGCCACCTCGCGGGCGCGCTTTTGCTGCCTCCCGTCCCGCTGTCAAGGGGTTTGGCGAGCTTGCGAGACAAATCCCCTTGACAGCACTAGGGGCGGGGGGCAGCAAAATACGCGCTAGAGGTGACTCCGTGGGTGGGCAAAAAAAGAGAGCCTGCCCTTTGGTGGACTGAGCGGCTTTTTGTTTTTCGTTTCTTTCGGGTTTGGAGGTTGTATGGCTATTGATCATGATGATGCTGATGTAGGTTCTGATAAGCTGCGGCGTCGTACTATCCCTGTAAAGGTCTACTTGGCTGCGGCGTTATATGATCAATTGGATGATATTGCGCAGCGTCGTGGATTCCCGGTTTCTAGCTTGATGGCTTTGGTTGCGGGGGAGTACGTCGAAAAGGTCTCTTTTGATCTCCAGACTCGGCGCATTGTGGCTCTTGAGATTGCTCGCCGTGGGGCTGCTGGCGTTTCTGATCCGGCGTCCGAAAGACGGCCCTTGTAGCACGTCTGAGTTAATTTATATGGCGGGCACAGTAAAGTCTCATAAAACCACTATAAAGGGTCTTGCCGATGGCTTATAAACTATGGGACAGATACTCTCCAGAGTCCTTAGCTAGGGGTGTTCAGGATGCTAAGGGTCGCTTGTTCTTGTCATCCCTGGGTCAGCGTAATCTGAAGCATGTGGAGTTCTTGCATGAAGGTGTTGATACGATTCGGCAGCTTTATACAGGCATTCTTAAACCTCACGTGCTTGAGCATATCAAGCAAACCTATGAACTTGGCCCTTCTAACAAGCTTATTCATGTGCTTGGCCGTGACTGGTTGATCGGGTCTGGGGGGAGTTCCGGCTATCGCTATCGATTACAGGATGGTGATGATGGCGTTATCCTTTTTGTATGTTCCCGTTATGCTGTTGAATCTTCTGATAATTCTCATCTAAAAATCGAGTTATCACCTCATTATATCGACGCTAAAAGTTCTAAAACCATCCAGTCTGAAATTGACTTACTGGCTGCGCGTTTGTTGGATAACTCCAAGCCGTCGGGGTGTGCTATCCATATTTGTGTTGACTTACAGGGCTGGCAACCGCAAAAAGATTTTGCGGATCAATTAATTACTCGTTCTACTCGTCGGGTTGATCATCGTGGGATTTCTGATTTTAGTGTTGATATTGCTGGCGTGTCTGCGGTCTATGGCAATTCTCAATCCTTTCTGTTTGGTAGCGCTGGCGGTTTGCAATTTTCTTTATATCGCAAAGATTTACAGGCTAAAGCGGCCGACAAAATTCATTTTTGGGAATCGACTTGGGCGCGGCGGACGTGGGATGACTTCAAGCCGATCTATGATCCAGCCAAGCCGGTTTGGCGGTTTGAATTCCGTTTCCATCAAACAGTTATCAAAGAATTCTCAGAGTCTGTACAACAGCAGTTGTTGTCATTCTTTGATCTGGTTCCGCATTTAACCGGTCTATTTCGCTATGCGCTCGGCAATTTCCGGTTGAATGCGGTTTCTTCCTCAGCGTCTAAAAATGCCTCATTTTATCGAGGCGTTTATATAGACCCAATGTGGCAACTGCTCATGCAAAACATTGAAATCCTTGGACCTCATACCAACTTTTTCTATAAACGCAAACGAAGGAAGCCGGGTCAGTTTGGGCTTAGAAACTTAGGAAACGCCGTTGGTAATCTGACATCTCTTTATGCCGCTAAAGGCTTTGGTGTACGTCAATCGCTTAAATGCCTGAAAAATAGTGGTATATGGGAAGATCACCTGGCTTATTACCGCTCGAAGTATGATGATTTTCGTTGTGTCTCCGATGAAGTCATTGAACGATTTTTTGCTGGGGAATTGGATATCAAGCTGCGCGAGCGGGTTTTGAGAGGTGTTGCTGTTTAGGGGTTTTGCGCAAGGTTTAGCCGAACAAAATGAGCGATTTATGCGGTCGCTGAATTGTCAATAAATAGTCAACGCCATAGTTGAAATATGATGCTTTTCTGTGGTGCGTCACGCATCAAACGCATGAAAAACATCGCCTTAGTGGTTCAGAGTGGTTCAAGTGATGGGACTCATAATCCCTTGGTTGTAGGTTCGAATCCTACAGGGCCCACCAAAACATTGTCTCCATCGAAGCCTTGATAGATTAATCTATCAAGGCTTCTTCATTTATACTCAAGCCACGCGCATCTACTAAATATGAAATTTTGGCATGAGATGATTATTTTATTTATCAATTAGTTATTTAACCTTATCCTATATTACTGCCATTTTGGCATAAAAACAGACTTGACCAGAGCGCCGTAAAAATGGAAGTCGTTAGAAAAACAAATAATTAGAAATAAAAATAGGCGTGGCTCAGGTTTTGCTACTCATTATACTTACTTCCTAGCCTATTCTTCTTTTAGCTAATGGCCAGAGCCGTAAGGCAAACACCGAAGAACGCAAACATGATGCGAAAAGTAAAAATTATCTTAGGGTTAGCCATTGCAGGTTTAACATCCGCCAACGCCGTCCTTGCAGCTTCGGATAATCTGTTTATTGCCGGACTGAACCCTGATCGGCGACCCACCAATGCACCGGTCATTTCAGAAGTATTCAAAGACCAAGCTTGGTACACGAAAGCGCTATTCGGTGTTACCCAGCCTTACCCCCCTAGCCTTCGTTTCCTGGACGATCAAGGCAACTGGTCTACACCATTTAATCGACCTGGAATGACGGGCCGTTACAATATCCGTGGCTGGCACCACTGAAATAACTGGACTTTGTGGCTCTGACTCAGGCAAGTCTAAAAGTCCCAATCAGAAAATCGCGTCAGTTGCACGCAGAGAATCTACCATTGATTTGCTGGATGGTTATTTTTCCAAAAGCCATTCAAGCGTTATCGAAGGTCTGCTCTGCATTTGACATGTAACCAAAGCCATAACTGGAGGATTTTTGTGAAAAAAATCAATCGAATTTCGAAGTTATCCCTGTGCATCGGTGTACTTCTCGGATCTCTGGGTGCGGGTTCGCCTGCAATAGCTGATATGTCGGGAATGTCCGGCATGTCCGGCATGGGTGGTATGGGTGGCATGAGCGGCATGTCCGGCATGGGTGGCATGTCGGGGATGTCTGGCATGGGTGGTATGGGTGGCATGAGCGGTATGGGTGGCATGTCGGGTATGTCCGGCATGGGTGGCATGTCGGGTATGTCCGGCATGGGTGGCATGTCGGGTATGTCCGGCATGGGTGGAATGAGCGGCATGGGCGGTATGGGTGGCATGTCAGGTATGTCCGGCATGAGTGGAATGAGCGGCATGTCCGGCATGGGCGGTATGGGTGGCATGTCGGGGATGTCCGGCATGGGTGGAATGAGCGGCATGTCCGGCATGGGCGGTATGGGTGGCATGTCGGGTATGTCCGGTATGGGTGGCATGTCGGGAATGTCTGGGGTGATTGGTACCGGCTCGAATTGGGTATGCACAATGTGGGTCCAGCCGACCACTAGCCCAAGCTGGGTCTGTGCACAATGGACTTACCCCGCCTATTTGATTAGCGGCATGTCCGGTATGGGTGGAATGTCCGGCATGTCCGGGATGGGTGGTATGTCCGGCATGGGCGGTATGGGTGGCATGTCCGGTATGGGTGGTATGGGTGGAATGAGCGGCATGAGCGGTAATTGGGTTTGGATACCGGGTGGCATGTCCGGGATGGGTGGTATGGGTGGCATGTCCGGGATGGGTGGCATGTCCGGCATGGGTGGCATGTCCGGCATGGGTGGCATGTCCGGGATGGGTGGTATGTCCGGGATGGGTGGAAATTTCGGATTCTACTAATTAAACAATTAATATTTAGAGAGAATTTTCATGAAAAGCATCAAAGTATCGAAGGTATCTATGGCCGTTGGCCTATTATTGGGAACGCTAGCCGCTACCCCAAGCTTTGCTGCGGGCATGAGTGGTATGTCAGGAATGTCAGTAATGGGCGGTATGGGTGGCATGTCGGGAATGTCCGGAATGGGCGGTATGGGTGGCATGTCGGGAATGTCCGGAATGGGCGGTATGGGCGGTATGAGCGGCATGTCCGGAATGGGCGGTATGGGTGGCATGTCGGGGATGTCTGGCATGGGCGGTATGAGCGGCATGTCGGGAATGTCTGGTATGGGTGGAATGAGCGGTAGCAATTCCGGGTGGGCGTGTACGCAGTGGACTCAACCTATGTCCGGCATGGGCGGCATGGGCGGCATGTCGGGTATGGGTGGCATGGGCGGTATGTCTGGCATGGGCGGCCAAGGTGCAGTATGTGTGCAATGGACCTATAACCCAGTTGTTATGAGCGGCATGGGCGGCATGTCCGGTATGAGCGGTATGGGTGGCATGTCCGGAATGGGCGGTATGGGTGGCATGTCCGGTATGAGCGGTATGGGTGGCATGTCCGGAATGGGCGGTATGGGTGGCATGTCGGGGATGTCCGGCATGGGCGGTATGGGTGGCATGTCGGGGATGTCCGGCATGGGCGGTATGGGTGGCATGTCGGGTATGTCCGGCATGGGTGGTATGGGCGGCATGTCGGGTATGTCCGGTATGAGTGGGATGCAGGGGATGCAGGGGATGCAGGGGCAGGAAGATAAAAAACCAGAAGGCAAGAAGGAGAAGTAA